CAGCAGATTGACTTGATTCTTCAATATCACTGTTATATACATTCATCCATATATTTTTTATTCCTATGTTATTTCCTGTCCAACATAGAATAAATTGCCATCCTAAATAATATTTAAATCCCTTTTGAACTGTTGTTTTTAGCATTCTTCCATTTATTAACCAACCTAAAAGCCATGTCCATAAGGCATTTAATAGTTGACCTGTAACATCATCTTTAACTGTACCAGATACCTTTGTTGTTACATCAAATACTTTACCACCGTAAGGATTTCCGATTACACTAGCTCCGCTTGGGTTGCTCTGAACTCCTGTAGCGTCTGGGTTAATATGTCCTGTTGAAATAAGTCCAATGTATGTAGTTATTAAATATAAGACTAAACTTTTTGCGTCAAATTGCGAATGTGCAGAATATTCTTCTGTATATTTTTTTGCTTCAAAATCACCAAAATATGATACTAATGGCTCTTTTATCATGCACCTTCCCAATACAACAGGAACAGATGAACCTATCTTTGTTGTATTGTTTTCACTTAATAGTGAGGAGTCACTACTGCTACTATCATCATTTTGATTAAATAGCCATAATAGTGCAGTGGATATTCCCCATCCCACATATTGATTAAGAGCCATTATATCATCCTTTCTTATACTCCACTGATGGTACCCATAAACCCATCTGAATCACGTTTAATTGCAGTACTATCAATCCAATAAGCCCCATAGCCTGTTCTATTTCTTACTGCATTTATTGGTTTACAGTATGGAACTCCTGAAAAATTAGTTGTGTTATTAAATCTACTTGCACAAGTTAAAAACAAGCTATTACATCCGGCCCATATATTGAATGAGCCTCCAATTTCACTTTCGTTTATAGGATACTTAATATCTATATAATCATCAGCGTGTAAAACAACTGATCTATAATTAGTTCCCATCTTTATCATTCCATCAGTATAATATCCACTTGGTTTTTCAGTTAAATTAGGTGAATGTATTCTCAATCCATTAAAAGAATCTACATAACAAGTTGTTTTCCAATCATCCTCATTTAATTTACATTTATTATCATAAATACAGTTTTGGCAATAATAACTTAATGTTCCGCGAGGAATTGACTTTCTTAACATATTTTCTATTATAATAGTTAATTCTGCCTCAGAACCTCTAAAAGTTACGCTAGTTACTTTTCCATACACTAATCGTATAATACTTGATTCATCACCAATATGGTACCTATATATGGATAAAGTTACATTATCTTCTTCTGGGGGTGCTCCTTGATAAAGAAGAGCTACATTATTTGTTCTATTCACTGTTACCTTAGTTGTTTCTGTTGTAGATGAAGATGAAGAACTGCCTAATTTTAAACTTTCATCTCTTTTTATATAGTCATTATTGAATGTTATAGGATTTCCATTTATATTAGCTGTTATCGCTATTTGGCAACTAGTATATGTATAATTTGTGCCATTGTATGAAAATAAGTATAATTCTACTGGACTGCCGTTACTAACAGATGTTTCATAAGAATCATATGCCATTAATCATCTACCTCCTTGAAAACAACTGTTGTTTGTGCTACAATGTTTGATTCATAATTAAGTGTTAATGAATCCTCATTAAATCTAACTAAATTTATATAAGATATTATTTTAATATCTGTTAGCAGAATACTAGTTGTAACATAAGATGCTAATATTATTTTTCCATATTTATATCCATCTATTATTTCATATGAATATGTTAATATATCATATACATATGATCTCATATCTTTAGTAAAAATTACTATTTTTTTCTTTCTATTATTTGAGGAATAAAACTTATACAGCTCATCAAAATCTGTATAAATATAATTAGTCCCAGTATTAATATTTCTACATGGAGATATGTCATTTACCCATGATGGAATATAAAATGATTTAAGACTACCATACATTCTATGAAAGAATCTAATCATATTGTTTATTTCTTTTTTACTCATTAAATAAAAATTCATGCTTGTTTTATCATATGATAAATTATTTTTAAGATCATATACAAATATTCCTGTATCATTATCTAATTTAGTAGTATTTTTATCTATTGATAATGTTAGACTGTCATCACTTATCCATTGTGGTTTATTTAAAAATACTTCTCTGCTATTTATAGTTAAGGGCAAATTATAATTATTTCTTGTATTATAATCTTCGTCATAATTAAACATGTATTCATCTGGAACATATATTGTTGTCATATCCATTATATCTTCAAAATTAACACTAACTTCGGTACCATTTGCGAATACATAGTTTAGGCCTGTAGTTGGTTGTATTGAGCAACGTATCAAAGGAAATATAAAACAATTTATTCTTTTTAATTCTTTTGTTGTTCCACTTTCAAGTCCAACTAACCCATTAGAGCCAAATGAATTTATTTTATAAGTTACATTATTTTGTTTATAATCATCTTTATCAAACACCATTATATATTGACATCTATTTAAATTAATCATTCCAGATTCTTCTATATATATTGCTTTTGACCCTTGCACTACATCATTTTGTAAGTGTATGGGAGAGTGCCACATCGGTATATATAAAGTATTAGATTGTCTCATACGTAAAACTCCACGTAACCACTGTGCTTGAATGGCTGACATGGAGCTATAATCATATGATAAATAATGTCTTGGTAAATCTCTTAATTTTATTCTCTGTTCTTGTCCCTCATAGGCGGTTATTATTGATGTTTTAAACTCAAATTTCTCTGTTATTTTTGTGTCTGCCACTCAATTAACCTCCCCAGTTCGGCGATAGTGAAAGTATCTCGATACTATAAGTATCTGGGTTATCATTTGTTATTTGATTATATAAAAGCTTATAAAATCCCCAAATCATCCATGGTTCATATGTTGGTCTATTATTTAAAACTTCCCCAGATTTTTTTACTGGTAATAAATAAGGAAACATTGATATTGCTAATGCAGGTAATACAAAACTATCTAAATTTACCTTTGCACCTGTGGATGCCAACTGCGTTCCTTCACCATTAATTATTGTTAACCCATTATAATAAAATGGGTATTTACTATCCATAGTTAAATTAGATGAAAACTTGTTTATTCCTGTATTTATTGCTAATAAGTATAACACAAATGAAAATTCTATTTTGTTAAATAGAAACGACTGTATATCTCCTAGTCTACCATAATTTCCAGCTTGAGGATTAAATGGACTACTTGCATCAGTTCTTGGTATGTAATTGTCGTTTATTCCATTTAATAAAGCATAATTTGTATAAAAATTACCGCCCATTTTATCAAAACCAGCTTGTCTTAAAAATCCCATACCACCAACTGAAAATGTTTCCATTACTTTAAACTGGTGACTATTGCTAATTGTAAAATCTATGCCTAAATCAGCTATTGATACTATATTATCTCTCTCAATTACAAGAGTATTTATTGCATCATATATTTTAAATATCTTTGTTGATGTATTAAACTCATAAGAGTATCCTGCTTCTAATGTGTATATAGTCATACCTAATGTTACTGTCCCAAAGATTAGTTTCAGCGAAGCCCAATCACTCATAGACATTGTATCTCCGTAAAACTTTGGTTTGCTGGTATCCATTGATACTTTTCCAGAGTCTAATATATAAATTTCGTTATTAAAAGGAACCACAAAAGCACAAACATCTGTTATTCCTATTCCCAATTCTGTGTCCATAGCTAAAATAGAAGAAGCCACAATGATTCCTCCTTACTGGGTAACACTAACTCCATCAAATCCCCATGTTCCTCTTCGTTTTGACATAGAAAACACTTGATTTGTTACTCCCGATGCTGGATAACTTATTTCATATGTTGAAGCACTTGCCATGCTCTTTAATGACACTAAAAATACACCTGATATAGTACCTACAGGAGCAAAGTTATTCAATGAATCTGGGTCTACTTTAACTGCTAAAAATATTGGTAAATTTATAGTTATGCAATTTAATGTGTTATTGTTTACCCCTGCGTTATTTGTACTTATCGATTGTAAATTAGCGTAATTAACAATTAATGGTCTCCATGTTCCTGTAATTCCTTCACCATAACGGATTGGCATTGCAAGTTGCTTTCCAGTATAGCATTGTTTATTATCAGAAGTTATATTTTTACCACTTGATGCCCAATAAATATTTCCTCTCGTTGGAGCTTCATCTATGTTTATTCTTAAAAAGGTATTACTACCTAATTCCGATGTGCTTAATACTGGTATAATTCCTGCCAAAACATTAGCAGTAGTATAAGCTAATGCAGATAAAGTATAAGAGTTAAAGCTCCCACTAAAAAACTGACCACCTGTCCATGTTTTTAGTTTATTTGTTACTCCGCATATTAAATGTTGACAAATACCTGTACTATCTTGTACTATAGTGAACATAAATGTTTCAGATGGAGTTGTCACATGGTTACAATATAATGTAAATGTATCTGTTCCTTCTGCTACTTTTATTGCCACCCCTGTTTGAATTGTTGTTCCATATTTAACAGGAACTCTATACTGATCGAACCAACGATTTGTTTTTGAATACCCTTCGGATACTATCATTCCTATTCCACTAAATTTTGTGTCAGTAGAAGTTGGTAATGTGCTTGTTGCATAATTTACATTGCCACCTGCCATATCTGGGAAAATTTGATATCCGTTTGCTGTTCTTAAAGATATGAAATATGTTCCTGATGTATCCTTAAAAACTAATCTCTTACCATCATTATAGTTTCTATCAAATATATCTAAATCATCATACATATCTTCTGATATTGTTAATCCTAATGCATTAACATAAGTTCTAATACTTAAAAGAATTTCATTAGGACCTGTTAATCCTGTATATGATGTAAATGCCATATTATTCCTCCAATTTTATAGCTAAATAACAAAATCTATAATTTATTATATCTTTGTATAAAATAGCTAAATCTGTTATTTGCCATTCTGCATAAACTCCAATATGTGATGGATAATATAATGCTCTATCTTTCCATCCATTAGGTACTATTAAATAATTTATATTATTTATGGTAACTACCCCTTCTGAGGCATAATTGGAAAATAATGCAAAACAATTTTGTACAAATCCAATTACTCCATAGTCACCATCTGATAATGAATATTTATATGGCATAATTGGAAATAACATATATTGAGCTTCATATGTACCAGACGAATATACCACTCCATCTAATAATTTTGTTGTGTCCGTATCATTTGGAAATATACCATTGTGATTACCACTTTTTGTAGGTTTCTCTAATTGAGTTCCCCAATTTGTTACTGCTCCTACTGGTGTATAATATGGTTTTACTGTGCACTCTTGTGCATAGTTGTAATAATTCTCCCATACTCCATCTGCTGACATGATTAAAAAATTAGAAACATTACTATTAAATTTAGTTGAGTTTACTAAAGTTGCATTTGACATTCCTATAAATCTCATATCTAAAGTTATAGTATTTCCTGATAAATATGTTGGATACATTGACCCATATGGAGTGTAAATCCATAATGAATTTTTCAATCCTAAACTTCCTCCTGATACATATGCAGGAAATTTATAAGTATCTGTATCAATTCCATCTAAAAATCCTAATGAAATTGTTTGCCACATATCATTTATATTTATGGTTATTGTTGCACTATTATTAGTTCTAACAAAGTAATAGTTTATTCCATAAGTATTATCTATATTATCGTCTGACATACACAACATTGGCATTCCTGTACCAGGAAATGGAGGCGGTATAAATGTCCATTCTGATGTATTTGTTGAGGTTTGATATATATTTTTAAATGGTAACAGATTCATATCAGTTCCATCTAATTTATATCCCCCACCCTGTTCAACCATATAAATATTACTACTGTATTGCTTATGAACTGAAAATGGTAGCATATAACCATTTTCATTAAATATATCTACAGTACCACTACTTCCGCTTACTGTATTACTATTGCCTGAACTGTCTATACCAGTATGTAAATATGGTTCAGATAAATAATGAAATGTATCATTATACCACTCATTATATGTTGTTCCTTTTACAATTCTTTTATGAAAAAATGAAATATACCCATAGCTATCTGCTTCAAGTCCTGCAAATCTCAAAGTAGTTCCGTAAAATGAATCTGTTTCATCATGTATTAGAGTCCATGCATTTGTTGTTCCATTAGAAGTTAAACAAAATGTTTTAAATGCTTCGGCTACTTCTAATAGAGAAGATACAGTCCCTTTTGCATATATCATGCTAATTTTATTGCAAAATATGTATTCATTCCGCGATATGCTTTTGTATCGAATATCATATACTGCTCTCCATTATATGTTAGTGTTTGTTCTGCTGATATATCCGTTGTACCTGATACATAAAAAACCCCATCTAATATGCCACACATATCATTTGGAGCTGTTGTACATAATATGACAGGAAACATTAATGCATCTACTTCTGATACATTTGCGTCACTTGTATATAGCTGAACT